ATAAAGAATTTGTTTTATCATAAAGTAAACGAGGAGGATCCATCAACCGTATTAGAACTTTCTAGGGATAGTGCATTCTTAAGCTTATACCCACTTATTAATGAGGTAGGAATTGCTAGTAGAGATTTTTATACATTTTCTTCTAACTGGGAACCTGCTTATTTTAGGAAGAGTATTGATAAATCTTTAATTGAATCTATAATAGGTACAAAAGCAATGACAGAAAGAAAATCATTCTTTGGATCTAAATACTTAAAGGTACCAGAACAAATAGAGCTTGAAACTTTTTTATATTCTCCTGAATTTATTAAGGATGCAATTAAGCAACCTTCTTTAATAGATGGGACATTTATGAAAACTGAAAATAAAACATCTATTAAATTTTATCTCTTTATTCAAAAAAGATTAATTGAATTTTTATTTGAACCTATAAAAGAGCAATTTAAAAAGTATATTAAACCAGAATTTAGCTTTGGTGATATTAAGACTTTAGATGATGATGTAGAAAGATATATTAAACAAAATATTTTACAGCTTTATAAAGTATCTAATGTTGATTTTTATGTTAATGCAACTAGGCAAAGAGCATTAAACAACTTTAACACAGCATCTCTAACTAATTCTGAAAAATTATCAAGCGGTTTAAGTATTAACGATGCAATAGGATCAAAATTATTAAATACAAATCAATTTGATCTCGGCCTAATATATAACAAAAGGAGTGGTTTTACTGAATCGTTTGGTTTTAGTATTACCATAATTAAAAAATAGAAATACGATGGCATTAACCATACAAGAATTACTTTCTTCTGATACCGTTAGTCAAGTAGTTGATAAAATAAATTTTAACTTTGATCAACTATTATTGAATGGTGGTGGTCCCATAGGACCTCTAGGACCTTCCGGTTTACCTGGTCCTATTGGAGGGAGAGGGGAAAGAGGTACTGAATGGTACGAAGGGACTGATAGTCCTATTGTAACACCACCAACATTAACACCATTAGCAAATGATTATTACTTGCAGAGTAATGGTGATGTTTGGGTTTATCAACCAGGAGGACCGTGGGTTAACACTTTAATAAATTTACAAGGACCACAAGGTAGTACTGGATCTTCGGTAGGATTGTCTCAGTTTGGTTATGCCCCAATACCAGGGATAAGTAACTATTCAGCAGCTGCAAAAAATGTTTCTTACCCTTCTCTTATTCCAGCAACTGATACTACTATTAATGCTAGTAATGAAGGTGTTCCTACATTCGCGGTAGGTATTGCTGGACCTGATGACGCAGATTACCCTGGCATACCTTTAACTGGTGCATATCAATTATCTACGGTAATGGCTGGGCAACTATCATCAGAAAATACTAGTATGTTAGTACACCAAAAAAATAGTGGGGCCCAGGCTATTAGATTTATGGGTGGTGACGGTTTTGAAAATTATACACAAGATCAATTATCACTACTTAGTAATATTAGTTTATTACCTGATGATATATTAGCTATTTCTGTACCTAAGCAATCAACCTCTCCATTATCTATTGCTGATACTTATGGAATTATTAATGAGACGGTCAAAAGAGGACAAAATTTTAGAGCAGGTACAGGATTTAACTTTACTAGTGGTACTATGGGTACAAATCCATATACTTCATTTGGGTCATCTGATTTTAAAATTGAATTAAACAGTTTTACTCCGTTAGATGGTGCAGGAGAAGCTAAGTTTGATTTACAGGTTCTTGGTGCCGGTGCACAAGCAAACTTAAAGGTAGGTGGAAATATAACCGTCCCTGGCTCAATCCCTGTATTAGATGGTAAGATTCTTGCCGAGGCAGGTGAAATAGTTATACAATCAAATGATGAGTTAAAGATAAGATCAAATTTTAAAGCCGGTATGACTGCAGGATCTAATGCCTTTACGGTATCAACTACTGATATAGTAGCTAATGCCAGTGGAGCTAGTCCAATTGCTCTGCAGTCAGAAGATGGTATAATAACTATAGAAAACATAGGTGTGAATGGAGAAGTAAATGTATTGTCCAATCAAGGTATCTCTTTGATCGGTAAAGGCGGAGTAAATCCAGCACTTCCATCTTTAATTAATGTTTTACCAAATAAGGTTGATTTACGCGCTAGGCAAGATGGTGCAGAAGTTAATATAAAAGGAGAAGGTGTTAATTCAGATATTAACATTCAAGGTAGAGGCGAAATAAGATTAGGTCAGCTTAACATCGCCCCAGGGACTATCGTTCCTAGGATAAATCTTAAATACGCTGAATCTGGTGTTAGCATACCACACACAGAGTTTGTTAGTTATCAATCATGGTCAATTACCGATAGTACACCTCAAATTACTGATCCTAGTGTATATCAACGGTATAATACGAATTTTTCTAATCAGAACAGAGTTGTCCAACAATTTGGTGACCCAAGCAATGGTGATTATTTAACAATTCCAACTACACAATTTCAGCAATTTAATGATGGTCAATATTCGCAGGTAGTAATAGGTATTCCTAAGTATAATCAAGCTACAAATGTTGATGATAGTGTAGGGATATTTGTAAATGAAGGGCCTACGGAAACGATACCAACACAGTTTGATACTGGAGCAAGTAATAATATGAATCCTGCTTCGGAAATGTTTAGGGTTGATAAAGAAGTTACTAAGATAAGTAATAAATTAATTTTAGGCGGAGAGAATAACATCCAAGAGTATTATTATGATCCTTTTATAGATTGGCAAGATGTAAGCCCTATTGCAATATCGGTAATTATCCCAGTTACTAAACCTTATATTAGAATTCAAATAGGTAGCACAAGTGAAATAGATGCGAATACTTATGATTTTTGGTCTACAAAATTAAATGGTGGTAAAAATGTGTTTTTCCCAGAATTTATACTAAGTTTTGACAATTCGCTCATGGCTTATGGTCAAACTGTTGTAGTTGAGCTTTATTGGGCACCATCCGAGTTTAGAGCATCCGACGTCCCAGGTGCCCAAACTGGAACTGGATTTAATCCTTTCATTAATCAAGGTGGTCGAGCCTTTATATCTGCTCAATATTGGAAAGAAGGAACTGGAACCACTCAAACATATTATACTGCTCAACAAGGAGTTCTTGAAGTTGAAACTGATGATGATATTGAAAAACAAGGCGCCAACTATCTAATTACTCACTCTCAGAAAACTTTTACATTTATGTTTAGCGGCCAAGGACCAACCCCTTTTTATAATAGTGGTAATGGCAGTCAGAGTGGAAAGATTATACAAAAAGGGTGGAATAATGTAGCAGGAGCTCATAACCTTGGTAGTCTTGTTGTAAAAGGAGTTACATTACAACAACATACATTTATTTATTAATATTTTAAACTAGAAAAATGACAAAAAAAGAAAGAAAAGAATTAGCAGGATTTGTAGATAGGTATAAAGAAATTGAAACTTCGATAGACCTTATGCAAAAGAGTATACAGAGTTTAGCTGAAAAACGTGATGGTCTTTTTGAAGAACTTGATTCTATGAAAGGTAAAGAAAAAAAGTTTATGGATGATTTAATTAAAAAATATGGAGAGAGCAATGTTACTCCATATAAGTTAATGAAAATCTATGAAGAAGGCATATGATAATATTAAGAAACATAATTGCAATTATTACCGATCCTAAAAATACAAGAATGTTTTTATTAGGTGGTATTATAGTGTTATGTATTTTACTATTTAGGCAATGTGAACAAACAGAAGTAGCAAAGAGTGAAGCCACTAAGATTAGCAATAATTGGAAAGCTTCTTTAGATACACTTGAAAACTATATTGATAAAAATGGAAATGCAGTTGCCGAAATAAGAGCCCTTAATTTAACATTAGAAGAAATTGAAGGCAAATTAGAATTTGAAAAGGGAAAGCCGCCAGTAACGGTTATTAAAACAGAAACGGTAATAAAGGAAGTTATCGTAGAAGTACCTGTGACTATTGTTGATACACTTTTTAATAATTTTAATTCTGCATTAACAATTTCAGATAAAGAAACATGGGGGAAAAGTTTTAGAGACATAAATGTTTTTGTACCTTACCAAACTTTAGATAGTACTTTAAATTTTGGAAGCGCTAATATTGATTTAAAACAAAACATATTTCTATCTGCTTCATTAACAAGAGATGTTATAACTAAAGAATTATTTGTAAACCTTTTAACTGATTATCCTGGTACAACTTTTAATAGTGCCGAAGGTATTTTAATTGACCAGAATAGTAATGCATTTAAAAGTTTACAATATCAAAACAGAAAAACCTTAGGGCTAGGATTACAATTAGGAATGGGATTTAGCGGTAATGGGTTTGCGCCTTATGTAGGAATAGGTTTAAATTATACACCAAAATTTTTACAGTGGTAAATAAATAAAAAGAATGGAATCATCAAAGTTTATACAATTATCGGATGGAATATTGCTAGAGTACATATACACTAGTCAATCAGATCCTACCGAATTTAACACAGCAACTCATCAAATAGAGATAATGAGAGATGAGTATACTGGTGGCAGCTATCTTTTTAACACAGAAAACGTCTCAAGCGAAATGGGTAATTACCGAGATATATCTGCTGCCTCTATAAGTAAGAATAAGACTCAATATGCTTATTTAGATACTGACATAGGTGTACCTTATAATGATTTTGACCCGAAGCTAACTGACTCTGCTAATTTATTGCAAACATTCTCGCCAGAGTTAAACATTGAATATGATAAAATAAGAATACATTTTATTTCAGGGTTTTCATTCACAGGATATGACGGTATTATTTTTGAAGCATTAGCTCCTCGTAGGGATGGTTTACTTTTAAACTTATCATCGATAAATTTTTTAAAGAATGATACGCCAGTATTTAATCCTGACCCGGTACTTATTAATGATAACTTATATGCATCATATATAGAGTGGAGAATACCTTCTCTTTATTTTATGAATAATAGTTTTAATCCTGCTGTTGCAAATGGTCTAGGATTTAAATTAACCGAAGGGCAAGGATTCTTAAGTACTCCAACTATAACATTTAAGGCAACAGGTATATATGAAACTATAATTGATAACGGTTATGATTATTACAATGTTGAGGAAATTAATTCGGTAACTTTACCTAATAGAGATATTTATGATAACTTATATGCAAGTGTAACTCAATCAGACGGTGGAGATTATTTTGAATTAACTGGTGAAGTTACAGGATCTACATTTTCTAACTTTATGGCTAGCCTAGGTTCATCTTGGGTAGTCTTTCATGAAATTAATGTAAGTGAACAAATAAACACTTCGTTTGTTAAAACAAGTACGCAGGTATTTACGCAAACTACTAACTTTGATGATCCTATATTATTTAGACCAATTATTTTAAATAGCGCAGTTGCCGCATCTTTTTCAATTAACTATTTACTGAGAATTTATAATCGTGGTGATAATACTCAAATAATTAAACAAGCTAAACTGACTTCGTTTGATGTTAAGAAATACGGAAGAAGATTAATGAAAATAAATTTAGGTGTTGTACCAACAGTTGCAAATGTATATAATAAGATAGCCCCTGACGATGGCGCGAGTATAATTGTAACAAATGGAAATATAGACAAGCCTGGGCAAACATCAGATCAAATTGTCGAGCAGTTGGTAGTAAAAACTAAATATGTTACTTCTTTTAGAGATAGATTAAATGTTAAGGCATCGATATCTCCAGCTAAAATACAAACAATAACAGAAACAGACAATGGAACAGGAGAATAAATCAGAAAGTAAATCTAGATCTTTTTTTAATAGACCTAGAAGAACGGCTACGCCATTAGGCATCAGCACAGGAATATCAGTAACACGAAAAGAGAAAGAATATTATACTAAGTTTACAACTTTAAACCCTACAGCTGAGCCTTTGCCACAAGGCGATGGTGTAATAAGAATATCACCTTTTGATGATTATATTATTTTTACTTTATATGATGAGACTGGTCAAAATGGAGATTTAGCGGATACACCTATAGACCTTAGTAATGTAGGTACATTAAATTTAGTATTTATTGGAGAGAACGATGAAATAAGAATTCCTAATTGGACTAAGGTAAAAGAAGTTGATCTTTCACAAGGTCAGGTTTTATTTAAAATTGATAAAGAAAGCTCTAAAAAGATTTTATCTTTAGACAACAATAACTTTTACATATCCACGAGAATGGTAGATGAAAATGGTATTAGTGATGAGAGTGTTTTATACACCGGTACATTTTTAGGAATAAAGGATGCTGCGGAAGAATCAATGACAGCTAAATTAAAAAGAATATCTTTACAGTATGCTAAAGAATTGGCAAAACTACAGAGCGAAATAGAAAGGCTCAACAGAGAGTTAGCCGAAATGCTATCTTTAGATGAAGATCAAATTGCTACAATAAAAGCTTTAGAGGCTTCAAATTTATCTCTAACAGATCAGGTAGCTGAGCTTTCGGCTCAGTTAGGTGATGCGCAATCCGAGCTTATATTAGAAGAAGCTAAGAATGCTCAATTATTAGCAGAGCAAAATAAAAAGAAAAGGCAACAAATACAAGCCATTACTAAAAAGACTAAAACTGCGCCAAACAATAAAAAGGTTAAAAAGTATTTTAAACAGGCAAGCAAGTTAAACCAGGAATTTACAACAAGGCAAGGACCAATAGAAGATATAGATAGTATAAGAACTATTAAAGATTTAGCAGGTCGTCAGAGAAGAAATCTATTTAGAAGAAGATAATTAAGATATGATATTAAGTGCAAGAAATAATCAATTTAAATTTGAATTTCCTAGAAACTTTATTCCTAAGGAAATTTCGGATAAGTATAAACCATACTTAAATAGGATGCCTGGGTCTATGATAAAAGAACCTATTGATTATTTTAATTATGGAATACAATCAATGAATCTACCTGGGCCTAGTTTTGATCCAGTTACACAAAATGACTTTCCTGGAAATACTAGAAGATTTAGAACTAGTTTACCTACACAAGAATTATTTGATAAACAATTAACTGTAACTATGCAGGCTTTTGACGGTTGGGTAAATTATTGGATGGCTGTAGAAGTTTTTGATTTTTATTATAAGCAGAGTGGTAAAGATCCGTTTGTGCCTGAAGGTATAGGATTGCAAATGATAGATGGAGAAGGTAACATCTTTGTAACTTGTCAACTAAAAGATATGATAATGACTGGGGTTAGTGCATTAGATTTAAACTTCTCGAGTAATACGATAGAATTCCAAACCTTTGATATTAATTTTACATACAACGCTTTAGAAACTAAAATTAATCTAACCTAATATATAAACAAATACAAAAGCAATGAAAACATTCAAAGATTATCTTACAGAAGATCATGATGATTCTATAGATATACAAAATCTATTAAATGAATCTTATGATTTAACCGAGGAGCAAGAAACTGCAATTGATAATGCAGTTGATAGAATTATGGAGGAGCACAATAACGGAAAAGACTTAGAGGTTATTATGGAGGAAATAATTAACGAAGGTATATTAGGATCTGTTTTAGGTGGACTTACTGGATTTGCTTTAGGTAAATCTGTAGGAAAGGCTATCGCGAAAGTATTAGGTATTCAAAAAGGTGCCTTGTATGATTTACTAACCAGTCGATTAATTGGTGCTGCATTAGGAGCAGTACTAGGTAAGAAGCTTTAATTCATTATAATTGATTTACACAGGTATAGATTTTTCTCTTAATAGTCCAGGTACATGTACTCAGGATAGCAAAGGCAAATACACGTTTATTACATTCTTTAATTACGGTAATCGAATATGGGATGAAGAAGGTAGAAAAATCCCAAAGTCATTCTCGGTCCATAAAGAACTAATGGATGATAAATCAATATTAGGATTTCCTTATTATAGACAAGTAAAAGATAAAGACTTTTTACTTAGGGAAAGGGAAAAACTCACAGACGGCCAAAACATAGCTGATTTAATTTCAAATATTTTAATAACCTTATTTGGTACTCAAAACCATAAGATTGCATTAGAAGGATTCTCTTATGGTTCAAAAGGAAACTCATTTATTGACATTGTTCAGTATAATACCTTTTTACGAAATGAAATTGTTAATGCTTGGGGCGTAGAAAACATTTCAATTTACCAACCCTCCCATGTTAAGAAATTAGCAGGTAAAGGTAATGCAAATAAACATTACATGGTAAAGGCGTTCCAAGACGACGTTTTTAATGATAAAGATTTAAGGAAAACAGATTTATGGAAATGGACTCAAGGTAAAGACTTTACAGAAAAGATCCCTAAACCAATTGATGACTTAGTAGATTCATATTTCATATTAAATGCTAATAAAGAAAAAGGGTGGTCATTAAATACTTAATACATAGAAAACCACTAAATACTTTAAGTCTAGTAATTACATACTTCTCTTTCTTTAATTAGTTATATTTTATATATAGCAATTATAACTTAGTTTCAGAATATTATGATAAAAGCAATAAAAAATAGAATATTTATTAAAAAAGATGAACTACCAGAAAAAATTGGTAGTATATATGTACCAAAAACCGAAGGTCAGTATGCTCCACCATACTCAGGTACAATCATATCTGTAGGTAATGACATAGAGGATTCAGATTATAAAGTAGGATCACGAGTACTATTTCATGATTTAGCAGGTACAGAGTTTAAATATAATGGCGATACTATATTCAGCATTAGAGAAAACGATGTAACCGCTATTATGCAATAAAAAAGTTCTATTTAGACTGAAACTAAATAGAGATATGAATATATAATAAACAAAGGAACTGATATTATTCGGTTACTTATAAACAGGCATATAACAAGGCAAAGTATATTGGCAATACCCGGGCAAATTAAAAATAGGCAGAGCTGCGTTATATCCACAATTAATAACAAAGTAAAATAAAAAGGCAATTAAAATGGCAAATGAATTCGACATTTTCAGTGTTAGCGTCAAGGACCTAGACACTGGAGACAGACCGCAAACAACAAGCGATCTTTACACACCAAAACCTGATCAAGGTTCAGACGGTACTTACCGTTCACTAATTAGGTTTCTACCTAATGTAAAAAATCCACGCAAACCTTTCGTTCGTAAATATGTCTACTGGTTAGAAGACAGAGATGGCAACGGCTTTTACGCAGACTCACCTTCAACGGTTGGAGACAAATGTGCTGTACAGGACATGTTCTTTAAACTTAGAAACTCTGAATCTGCTGTAGACAAAAAGATGTCAGAAGGACTTAAGCGTAGAGAAGTATTTTATGCATTAGTACAAATCGTAAAAGATCCACAAAACAGAGATCTTGAAGGTCAAATTAAAGTAATGAAATTTGGTTATAAGATCAAGACTAAAATTGATGAGGAGTTAAATCCACAATTTGATGAACCAACACAAGTATTCGATCCATTCGAAGGAAAGAATTTTGAATTGGTAATTTCAAAGAAAGGTGGTTATCCAAATTATGATTCATGTAAATTCCAAGGAAGTAGATCTCCGATGTCGATTGGCGGCGAAGATGTAACGTCTGATGATGCAGGAAGAACTGCAATTCTTGATTTTATTAAGGATGCACCAGACTTAGGAAACTTTGACTACAGACCATGGACAGATGAACAGAGAAATAAAGTAATGGGTGTACTATCTCAATTTAGTAATCCTGGAACTTCTATTGATACTGTTACTGCAAGACAAGCACCGGCTGCGCCGGCTGCAACTAAAGCTGCGGCTGCTAAGGTAACTGAAACCTCTGCACCAACTACAACAGCTACTGCAACCAAAACTGAAGATTCTTCTAAGGGAGATGATTTTGATGATTTCATTAATGGATTAGATCTTTAATGATATGGGAACAGAAGTATTAATATCTTCTGAAATGAAAGCTCGGATCATCGATAAGGTGGTCCGAGTTCTTCACCTTAATCATTCTCACCCAGAAAAAAGGAGGATGCTAGAAAGTAAGGAAAGGCTAAATTTTGCATGCCCTTATTGCGGTGATTCAACAGATTCAGTAAGAAAGAAAAGAGGTAATCTTTATTGGAAAAATTTACAATTCCACTGTTACAATTGTTCGGCTCATGAGAGTTTAGATGTATTTCTAAAAGATCATAATGTAAACTTCGAAGGCGAAGACCGTATAGATGTAATTAATTTTATTAAAGAAAATCGAAAAAACTTTTCTTTAGGTGAAACTTTAGAATTTCATTTATTTGAAACTGCAAATAAATTAGCATTATCATTTGATGAAATTGCGTTAGGGTTTAATGTATATCCTATTAACTCTTTAACATACAGAGCATACCCATATCTTAAGAGTAGGTTGCTCCATCATAAAACAGAAAAATTCGGTTATGATCCAAGAAGAAAAGAATTATATGTTTTTAATCTAAATAAGAAAGGTAAGATAATAGGGTTTCAGGTTAGAGCTTTAGAAAATACAGGTGGTCCTAAATACAAAACATGGAATATAGAAAGAATATATGATATGTTAAAGAAACCGCTAAAAGTATCTGAAGATGAACTTGATTCTTTAAATAAAATTTCAATGATATTCGGTATCTTAACCGTTGATTTAGGTAGAACATTTACAATATTTGAAGGTCCTATAGATTCTTTCTTTATGTCAAATACATTAGGATTAACCGGTGTTAAAAAACAAATATTAGATTTTGATGAAATACCAACTGCGCGATATATGTTTGATAATGATTATGAAGGTAAAGCTAAAATGATCCAAAAGCTAAAGAAAGGGCAAACGGTTTTCATGTGGGATAAATATTTAAAGGATTTTAGTATACCTAAGAAAAAGGTAAAAGATTTAAACGATCTAGTTAAATATGAATTTAAAAATAGAACTGGCTGTTTAAATGAGTTGGATAAATATTTTACAAACAATCATTTAGATTTAATTTTCTTATGATAAAAAAATATAATGAATTCGTGGCTGAACAGTTCGAGGATTTTTATAATGACTTAGAAACGTCTAAGAAAAAGCTTAAATTATTTACTAAGTTTAAAAAGATTGAAACTGATAGTGTAAAAAGTAACTTTTCGTTACCTCAACCTAAAAAGAAATTTCAACCAAAAGTAAAAAGTTACAAAAAGATTAATAACGATAAAGGAATATTTTAATGGCATTTGATGATACACAAATAAAGGAAGCTAACGAACAATTAGAAATTAGATTAAGCTCAGATAGGGATGATTGGAAAACAAAGATTAAAGATCTTGTTTCTAAATTAAAAAGCATGAATGAACTTGCTGAATGTCAAGTAAGAATGTTATCATATAGGCAAATTTTATTAGATAAAGTAACTGATTTTAAAACTACAATATATAAAAGGAATGCTACTTGGGACAGGTACTATAAGAATCAGTACCGAGAGTATTCAATTAATTACGATGTTAAACTAACGAATGGCGAAAAGCATCAATTTATAAAAGCCGATCTGTCTTCTTTAAAAACTCAGATTGACATGCTACAGTCTCATATAGATTATTACTATGAATGTATTAAGACATTAGATAACATGGCATTTGCAATAAGAAACAGAATAAACTTAGATGATAAAGAATTTTAATGGAGCTATCTCTCTCAGAAAATAAAAAGTTTTTAGTAATTGATTCATGTACCGAATTGGAATATGAACAATTAAAATCTAGCCTTACTAAGAAAATAGAAGGGTGGAGATTCCATCCTTTGGTAAAGAAGAAGGTATGGGATGGTAACATTTCATTTATTAAAAGAAATAAAATTCCAGCAGGTTTATGGAAAGAAGTGATTGATATATGCAAAGAGTATGATTATCAATTTACACTAAACGGAATTACTGATATTTTTGATACCTCAATAGATGAGGAAACTTTTAAGACATGGGCAGATGAATTTTTTGCCAACTCTGAAATTAAACCTAGAGACTATCAGATTGATGCTGCAATCAAAATTTTAAAATACAGAAGGTGTTTGGCTGAATTAGCAACGTCTGCAGGTAAAACTTTAATTTCTTTTATGGTGGTTGCTTATATGATGGAGCAATTAGGTAAAAAGAAAATCCTAATGATTGTACCTAATGTAAGTTTAGTAGTTCAAGCAAGCGGAGATTTTGAAGAATACAATAAAGGAAGAGTACCTATTAAGATTCAACAGATTTATGCAGGTGTAAAATTACGAAAGAGTTCTAACATAGTTATAGGTACTTATCAATCTTTAACTAAAAAGGATGAAGAATATTTTAGTCAATTTGACGCAGTCTTTGTTGATGAAACTCATAAAGCAAAAGCAAATTCAATTCAGAAGATAATGGATAAATGCTGGCACTGTGATTATAGATTTGGTTTAAGTGGAACTATTCCTAAACGAGGGACTGTAAATAGACTTAGTTTAATGTCGGCAATGGGCCCATTAGTAACACAAGTAAAGGCTGCTCATTTACAAGAAGAAGGCCATATTGCAAAATGTAAAGTATTACAGATCCACATGGAATATGCAACCGATGCACAAAAAGAAGCATTCTCATCATTATCTAAAAACCCGTATGATAGACAAAAGCTATTTAGTTTAGAACAGAACTTTATTAATGAAAGTGAAAAGAGACTAGATTTTATTTGTCAAGTAATTAAAAAATCAAAATCTAATTCTTTAATATTATTTCATAAAATTGCATACGGTGAAAAGATCTACAAAAAACTTAGAACAATAACAGACAAAAAGGTTTATTATGTAGATGGCTCTGTTAAGTCTGATTTTAGAGAGGAGTTTAAAAAGAGAATGGAAAAGAATGATGATGTTATTATTGTAGCATCATACGGTACTTTTTCAACTGGTATATCTATTAAAAATATACATAACATATTTTTTACTGAATCATTTAAGTCTGAAGTAATTATTAGACAATCAATTGGTAGAGGTCTAAGAAAACATGAAGCCAAAGATGTTGTAAAGATATATGATTTTATTGATGATTTTAGATATAAAGTAGATGATCATGATTGGGTAAATTATATTTACAGGCATGGTATGGAAAGAAGGAAAATTTATAAAGAAGAAAAATTTCCATTCGAGGTACAAAATGTTAGATACTAATATAATATCTTTCTCATGAGAGATGGATATATAAAAAAAGAATCAAAAAAAGATAAAATAGAATGAAACCAATTAAAAAGTTTTCAATGATGTCTAAAGCCGATGGTTCAATTAATGAATCGGTAGACGCTAATCATGATGCCGTAATGGATCTAGTAAAAAAGATGGGTTACGAAAGTGTAGAAGAATTAAAGAAAGAAAAAAATCTATTAAGTAAATTAGAAGGTTTACTAAAAGATGTTTCTCCAAAACAAGATATATCTGAAGAAGATTTAGAAGAAGATAGAGCCGAGGATATAGCTGATGATGTTAATAAAAAAGGAGAACCTAAATCATTAGAAGGTGATGAAGGTGAAAAGGAAGAAGATAAAGAAACTGGAGCCGCTGGTGAAGTTGCTGAAACTGATGATGTAGAAGAAGATGCATCTGATGATATTGAAGCTGAAGTATCCGCTAAGGGAGAACCTAAGGATTTGGAAGACAAGGCAGGCGATAAGATATCTGATGATCCTGAAATTACTGATGAGGTTCCTGCTGAGGCTGATGAAGTTGAAGATAATGACGGCGTTGATGTTGCTGCTGAAGAAGAAGAAACTCCAGCTGCTACTAAAAGAATTATGGCTTTTGAGGATTTCATTAAAGAAAAGGAAGTTACTGTAAATAAGAACGTGAAATATGCTGATGATGCTGAAGAGCCTGAAGACTATTCTGTTGTTGTTGCATCTGCAGATGCTATTGGTGAAGATGATGAAGCTGAAGGTATGGATGATGAAAAGGAAGGTGATGAGCTAGAAGATAAAGGTGATAAGAAAGTTGATTCTGAAGATGACAAAGAAAAGGCTGACCATTATAAAGGAGCTGTAAAATCTGATGACTCCGAGATTGATGCATTAAAGAAAGATGTTGAATATGATGAGGAAGAAGAAAAGAAAGCTGAATCAAGAATTATGTCTTTTTCAAATTTTGTAACAGAATCTTACAATGATGAAGAAGTAGATGAAGAAGAAATAGAAGCTGAGGAAGAAGAAGCTGTAGAAGAAGGTGTTGGTGAAGTAATTACTAAAGTTACAGGTGATGAGGTTGCTGATGAAGAAGCAGGCGATGATGGTCTTGCTATTCCTGCAGAAAAAGGCGACGGTTCTGAAACCGCTGCTGGTATTGCTGGTGATATAATGGATATGGGTAAAGTAAAAGTACAACCTGAATCAAAAGGAGAAGAATTAGTTACTAAAGATCAAAATATTACAACCGAAGTAAAAGGTGAAGCTGATGATCTTAAGGATGCTACTGAAGTTCCTGCAGAAATGGGAGACGGTTCTGAATCTGCCGCAGGTATTGCTGGTGATGTAATGAATATGGGTAAAGTAAAAGTACAACCTGAAGCAAAAGGTGAAGCATTAGTTGGAGAAGCTAAGATTACTGAAAAAGAAATTAAATCTGCAGATGAATTTAAAGAATATGCAATGGCAATTCTAAAAGATGCATTCGGAGATGATTTTGACGAAACTAAAGCAACTGAAACTGCTGAAGGATTACTTAAGAAGTATGGTGAAGATTACGGCGCAATGGTCGGAGCTTTACAATCTACTATGGGATCATAATAATTATAAATAAACAAACAAGAAAATGAAACATATTAAATTATTTGAGCAATTTTTATTAGAATCCGATTTAGATAAATTTTATAACACTAAGATTAAGAATCCTAAATCTGGTAGAGAAGTTACTGTTAAGACAATTTTAGGAGATCCTGACAACCCTATGTATAAAAAGGTTAAAGCAAAAGAAGATCAACTAAAAGGTGGATCTGATGATAGTGGATCTGATGAGATGAAAGAAGCTCAGGCTGAATTAAAAGAACTTCAAGATGACTATTCTGAAAAAGCTGATGAGATGAAAGATATTAGATCCGAGATAGCAGATTTAAAAAGTGATATTTCTGATGGTGATGAAGACATGGCTGAAATGGCTAAAGAACAATTAGAAGAAAAGGAAGAAGAGTTAGAAGAAGCTCAAGCTGACTTAGATAAAATTAAATCTGATATTGATGAGGTAAAGGATTTTATAAAAAGTAGCAAATAAAAACTAAAGATATGAGTAATATAAAAAAGTTTGCGGATTTCGTAAATGAAAACTTAAATGAAGCTGAATTACCATCATGGGTTGAAGGCGGTCCTTATGACTCCCTCAAAGATATTACAGGTAATATTGATCTTGATGGAATGACAGTAGCGGATATTAATAAAAATTACCAACCAGCTTTAAAATATTTAGGAGTAAGATCTATTTCTGATATGGGAATGGTTTCAACTACTAATGATGATGATGAACTGTATGATGTTATTGAACCTCAAATGAAAGGTTCCAACCTTCTTGGTAATGATAGAGGGAAAGGAATGGATCCATCACCATACACAGCTGCTTATAAAGGAATGCTAGGCGATGTAAAAGTAATTATACTTCAAGATATTAATGGAGAAAATGGTTATGCATACGCTGCGGTTGATTCTAGAGGAAACCTTAAATAAACATAAACATGAAACATATAAAATTGTTTGAACAATGGCTGGCCGACAAAAG